TTATTTTGAGAATTCCTTTTTAAGAATTGTTTTTTCAGCCTCCGTTAATTTTACATAGGAGTCTATAATCTCTTCCGCTGTCCCCTCGCTATTTTGGACTCTGACTTTAACGGAATTGACAAAAATCAATTTTTTCCATGTATCCATGTTCACCCTCCCATTATCTGCGCAATCGCTACTGACATAGCATCCACCAGCTGGCAATTATTATCTACTTTACATTCCAGATCACTTTTTTTCAGTAAGCTTACTGTAATTAAATTATCAACCACAGCCGGTTCCGCAGGTATTCCTTCAGAAACCAGATCCCCCTTCTCATCTACGATAGCCTCTCTTTCCGTCACTGCCTCTTTGATGATATAGTCATACTGAATTCCATAGGTATCTAACTTGGCATAATTCATATACTGATTTTCAAAGATATTCTGATCTGACATTAAGGTAAGTGTAGACAGCTCACTCTCTGTTTTAAAAATTTCTTGTAACTTAAGACCATTTACCTGGGATTCCAATATCCTAATTTCTAATGCTGGGACCGTCTGGCGTCTTATCACATTAAAAACAGGAATAGATATTCCAGATGTGGTTACTAATTTTGACATACGTTTTTCCTCCATCTTTATTCTTTAGAATCATCTATCCCATTGTTGTTACAATCGGATGGCCCGCCTTTACCACTCTGGTGCTTTTCAGGAAAAGGCACATTCGCCGGAGCCTCATATAAATATGGTGTAGGCTGCTTTTCTACAAAATCTGGTCCTTTAACATTGATTTCTTTTGACATAATAATCCTCCTTGAATAAATATAAAAATTAAAGTGACTTTTGAATAACACATTTGATGAGCTGTGGTGCGGAATACCAATTTAGGCGGCTACAAACTGTACCTGACATTATCTTCTATGGGCGTATCAGATGGTTGTAGTATCCTGGACATTATTAACGCATTGCCAGCCAAGTCACTGTTCCTATACCACGAACAGTACAATGGAGCGACGATTAAAGATATGCCCCCCAACTACCACAATGGCGGAATAATTCGAATCCTCAATATCGGAGGACGATATGAAATTGATTATCGCCGTCAAAATGCAAATTCGTTGCTGTCGCCGCCAGAACACTATATTGGGTCTGTTGCAGCCAGCAATCCCACATCGATTGAGTGGTCAAAAAATCTGACAAGCGCCGATATTATTATGAAAACAGTAAGCTTGACCCAAGTGACGGTTTCTGCAAATTCTGGTACTACTGGTTCTACAACCAATATATCTGCGCAGATACCAGCCGGATATAAACTGCTTGATGCCAGGGAAGCGGGCAGTGGTAACAATGGATGTTATGTCTACTTTTTCAATGTTGATGGGGCAAATATTACGCTTCAACTCAGAAACGTTACCAATGCTGCGATTACTACGACGCCGTTAGCCCGCTTATTATTAATTTCAAAATGATTATTTGTTATAGGCTACACTCCGAAAATTGCAGTTATGGCTACAGTGGTACATGCCGATGTACTCCAGGTATTTGAGTCTGATTTCGTGGTTACCTTCCATGTAGTTGCATTACCAGAGCTGTCACGGCCCAAGCGTAACGACGTGTTGTTAATCCGGTTTACTGTACATTCAATAATATCCACCGAGAGATCTCCGCTCATATCATTTAAATTCGTTTTAGCGATTTTATATGTAGAATGAGCTGATGGACGAAACCAAGCAATGCCATTTGCACCATACATGTTATATTGAATGCCAATAAGTTCAAAATTCAATATGCTTTGATTTAGAGTAATAGTAGTTCCGGCCGTTGACGCATTTCCTGTCCATAGCATGTTACATTTTAGTTTTGAAGGAAAAATATTAGTACCTATTTTCTGCACTATAAGTTTTTCATCACCGCTGTGGTTGTTATAATAATACCCCAGGCACGGCGGATAATCTGCGGAGCTTGCATGCCATAAAAAGAGGCAGCGAATATTGCTTTGTTTTATAACCTCAAGAGTGCCATATTTTGTTCCAAAAAGAGCAGTTGCGTCTGAATTAATTATTTTATAATCTCCGGCATCAGTATTGCCTATAAGTATACTTCCATCTGGAAGTGCATCCATCAGAGCTTTAAGCGTCAAATTTGGTCTTTGAGACGCCTCGACAACATGATTGAAATGAGTGTATGCTTTCAGTTTTAAATTGGTATTGCGCACAAAAGTATACTTATACACGATAGTTGTATATCATTTATAAGGGCAAAAACATTTGAGTACAACAAACAAACCTCCCTTCTGGCAGGCTTAAAAATCCTGTCAGTTTCAGGGACTATGGGCGTAAATTATGAGGCATACATGTCATACTCGTACTTCATTTTTGCTCCACTGTTTTTGGCGTAGATTCTCGTAGTCTCCACGCTGGAGTGCCCCATCAAATCACATAATGTTGGTAGCGGCATACCCTTGTTTAACGCCCGTGTTGCGAATGTGTGTCGCAGGAGATGTGGAAACACCCGTTTGTCCAGTCCTGCCTGGGCCGCAATCCTCCGGATAATATTTTCCAAGGCGTTCTTTTTCACACCCTGGTGTGGTGCTCGGCTGGAAATTATAACCGCACCGCTTTTGCGATCTCCCAGATATATTTCCAGATATTCTATGGCTCTATCCCCAAAGAATACAATTCGCTCCTTTTGACCTTTCCCCAATACCTTCACACAACCGGCCTGAAGATCGATATCTTCAATTCGCATTCCAACCACCTCACTTACACGACAGCCAGTTGCAAGAAACAACTCCAGAACGGCATTGTCCCGGATGTCCGCGCCACAAGCAATCCGCAGTTTCTCAACCTCACGGCTGGTAAGGGCTTCCCGGATCTCCGCCACATATTTGATTGGATCCACAGTAGCCATAGGATTTTTGGTAATGTACCCCCGTTCATGTAAGAACGTAAAGAAAGAGCTGGCAATGCGTCGCTTGTGGTCCTTGGTGCTGGTACTGATCTGCCGTACCTGCTCATAATAGTTCAGGCATTCCACTACGTCCTCCCCGGTAATTTCCTGCACTGGCTTCCCTACATACACCAACAGGTCCGTTAGGAAGCGCTGGTACTGATTGACTGTACTCGCGGAATAGTTTTCGAATCGCATTTTTCCTAAGAAAATATCCAATTCTGGGAAATATAACACGTTGGTACTTAATTCCGTTTCCCGTTTGGACACCTCATAATTCCGCAAAATCGCTGATAATGCCCCGTCAATCACCTGCAATGCAGGCCGATCCAGTTCATTGGACAGTCTGGCCATCAGTTCATCCTTTAATCTTACCTCATCCATTTTGTTGCCCCTTTCCTCATCTTTTTATGTACTTTTATCATAAGGCAGGGGGCCCATGATCAGCAAACTTTCTTAATGTGCTCAATACCAATTTGACAAGCAAAGCGGCAATAGCATTGAACCAGTCATTGAAATTAGGTTTTGTATATCGTGAAAATTATAATGCCGATCTTGAAGAGTACGTGTTTTCATATTATTTAACAGGCAATGCCAATACCCCAGGTGATTATGTTTTTATTATCACGCTTCTCAACAACAACGCTACTGATCGAGTCCAACTGGCTCTAAAGGTAACATCATCATTATCTTATGCGAAAATATTTTTCCGTTCTAAAGGAACCGGCGGCTATACAGAGTGGGCGGATAGATGACCATTTAAGGAATAAATGCAACGGATATCCAAGCAGTCGCCACGCCATCAAAATTATTAGCGAATCTTACCTCGAGCGTATTTTCAGCAATAGCGGCAGCACATAAAATATGGTTCGCAGTAGTTGTGTTACAGGTCACGACACATGCTTTTCCGCTTTGTAAGCCTGGAACTGTGGCAGTAACAATATTAGATCCCGACATAGTCTTACCAGATGCCCTGACAATCCGAAAATCGGCACTTGTGAGAATTTTCCCACCAGTCCAAGTAGTACCATTATCCGCGGAATGATCAATGGTTACATGCCGGTCATTCCAAAATTTTAAAAGTTTAATTGCTTTGTTTGCAGAAAACGATAAGAAAGCATTATTGTCTTGGTCTACAGCGGATGATAAGGAAGCACTGGCTTCAGGGCGTTTGATATACTCCAGCTTTTGCTTCAAATTGGTATTGAGCACAGTAATGGACTGCTGCAATGCTTCCGTAATCTCTGTAATCTTCGGCCCAACATCTGCTCCAAGAACCATATTGGGATTCACACTGTCCAGTACATGCGATATCATAGACTGCCTGATCATTTCTTTTGCCAAGCGTTCCAAAAACGCATCGTTATTGATTAGCTGCTCCAGAAGAGCATTGTAGACATCTGCGTGTACCGGATCCGACGTTTCAATTTTTCTCAGCTCCTGATTAACGGCTTTCTGTGTCTCATCGATTGGAAAATTTGCCATGACTCCGCCCCCTCCTAAAACTTATCGTCAAACTCAAATGTCATTTCTTCATCATCGTCCTTGTTTTTATCTGAGCAGGTTCGAATCATCACAAGATCCCCTTCCTCATCACATAATGCAAGTTCATTGATTGTCGTATCCGCCAGTTCCACTTTCGTCAGGGTACAAATGTACCGGAAATTCGTTTCCGTCACCTGCTCAATACCGCTCAGATCCTTTCTCAGCAGCTCATTCTTTAGTGTGTTGTCATCTTCCGATGGTGCACCATTAGCCCCATTCCCAAATGCCATCTGCGTTATCGGCGGCAACGCTTTAATACCTGCCCGCGCCTTCAATACTTTGTTTTTTCCAAGCTTCGTAATCGTAGTCGTACTTGCCATCAAATTTCCTCCCTGATGATCGCCGCATCAAAATTCTTTGATCCATCGTTTCGTGTAGATCCGTCATGAATTCTCCAGTGATGTTTCGTCGTGCATTGAACAGTGACCAGCTCCTTATGCTCGACACTGCTGCGGATCCGGATGTAGGGCGCGTGATTCGAAACGACATTATTGTGATCAATGTTGCCATCATTCTGCCATAGTCCACTAAAGATATTATTGTTATACCAGTATGCCTCGGACCGGATCACAGCACGATGGAAACATCCCAGGCTTTCGGTCTGTCCATCACCGATCTGGTATACAAACCTATAATTATCTTTTCCGCTGACCTTCTTTACTTTCCGGACCTCGCGTCGAATAATTTCATGTCCAATGTCAAACTCATCATCCACATCCCGGATTATGATTACAAAAAACTCCGCCCATCGATCCTGGTTCCCATCCATTTTGAAGCAGGGCACCATTTTTACGTTTGAAAAGCCCAGAGACTTAACGGCCTGCAGTGTTCCCCGCTCCGTCCCGCCCAAAAGGCAGGTATCTGCATACATGGTCAGGCGGATTCTGAAATTCTCCCAGGTTTCGCCCTCATAGCGGGACAGGCTGCGGTCCAGACCATGTTCCGGCAGCAGAATGGTACTGGCCGTCTGAACCATACTTTCTTCCCGCGCCCGTTGAAGCATACGCTTGTTTTCGTCGAACAGCTGACCGATTACCCGGAAATAGATATACCACTGATTTTTTTCTTTCCGGATCTGCTTGAACGGAGCGGAGAGGAGGTAGTACATATATTCGCCAAATTTTTCAAACATGCCGCCCTCCCTATGAGTTTTTCACCTGAACCGTTATATCTCCCAACATAATTACATTTCCCGCCGCCAATTCCACATCAGCCGCCGGAGCCGTGAAAACTGTCTTTCGATAGTCCGGAATATTCTTCTTCAGCACATAACGGATATCATCCTGAAGAAATAGATTAAAGTCCGTTCGATTGGATAACTTCATTGCCCCAGCTATCAAGGTCTTTGCCGTATCCGCGATATCAGTTACACTGGCTCCCTGTTTTAAGTACAAGGTAATATCCACATTCTGGTAGATAATGGTTCCGGATCTTGCTAAATAATCCTCGTAATTATCTTTTAACTGATCCGCTGCTTCCTGGGCTTTTCGGACCAGCTCCTCTGAGGCAGCTCCGGCAGTTCCTACAACAATCACATCAACCGTTCCCTGGCCTCTCGGATGCTGATCGTCAATGTAGGCGCACATTACCCCAGGAATTGCTTCCACTGCTGCCTTCAGCTTCGCTGCTGTTGTATTGGTTGACAGCTCTGACCAGCTTGCGATTGTACGGTTCTGGAGGCTCGTTTCACTCTCCGCATCCGCCCCTTCAGAATAGATCCAACCTTGTTCATTGGCTATACCAGATACACCTGCCAGGTAGATCATGCTCACCGTGATCTGATTCTCGCTTACGTTGTACTCCGAACCAGCTTTTTCGGCTTCTACCAGCACACGGCCTGACGGCTGTCCGGCCTGGAGGATCGTATCCTCCACCGCATAGTAGATCAGCTCATTCCCGTTTATGTCCGGAGCTGTCTTAAACATATGCCCCTGGGTAATTGTCAACGCTTCTGAATAACTGCTTCTGGTAATCGTCACATACCCCTGGGTTTTTGTGGCAGCTTTACGGAACTTGGAAAAGTCCGCTGCCTTCAGATCCAGCCATTTTCCGCTGGCATGGCGAATAAACATATTGTTCAGGATGACCCGCGCCAGCTTTAACAGCTCAATGTGGATCTGGACACAGATCTGGGTAAGCCAGTAAAACACGCCGCCGCTGTTCCATTTTGTAATTGAGAAACCATCTTCAGACAGTTTCTCCTTCAGCTCTGTCATCTTTTCATCACGTGACGGCACAGGTATGATCTCATCAAGAATGCTGTCATCAATCAAGAATTGTCACCTCCGCTCCATCTATGCTCAGATCCATTTGATACGCTACATCATCATTTTTGACTTTGAATTCAACATGGATTCGTATGATGTCATTCGTTTCCTGGGTGATTGTCACCAGAATGCTGCGTGGGTTAATCTCGTCCCGATTTTTCAACTTCTCCAGGACTCGATTTTTAATTTGGATCTCTTCAAGCTCTCCAAACTCTTTATGCAAAAAGTCCAGAAGGGACCAGCCGTAATCCGGATTGTAAAAGCATTCTCCGGCCGTTGTAACTGCCTCAAGGCGGACATCCTGCAAAAAACTGTCAATGCCTATTACCGTGGATTCCGCTCCTGAAGCCAGCGGAACCGGCTGCCCCGTCTCATCCAGCCTCAGATCAACCTCGTCCAATATCATCCAGATACCTCCCCAAAATGTAAGGAGTGCATCCGCCATACAGCAGCCCGATCACCACAATGTCACCGGCCTGGAGGCTGGCTTCTGTCCTCACATAGGGGATCAGCGGAAATGTTTCGTCCGCCTCCCCCTTCTCTGTCAGAATCTGAAGCGTCACAAATGGCTGATCTCCCAAAGTCATGGTTTCTTTAACCTCCGCCGTCAGGAGCGCCGGATGCCGAACGTGAGGGTAATTTTCCCGGATATTATCGTCCATTACCGTTTTGACAAATTCGTTAAGAAAATCCGCCATTTCTATCCATCCTCCTCAAATGTAAGAAACATCCTCACACAACCTTCCTCGTCTGCTTTCACTCGGGCTGCCGATACCGTCACCTCACCGGTAAAACGCCTGTGCTTCACCAGGATCTGCTCTCCCTGGTGAATCCACGGCACACCGATTGTCTTGATCTCAAGCTCTTTATTGAATCTTGTGCAGGACAAAATATTTTTTCCTTCCTCCAGTACATAGATAAGCTTTTGCGTCTCCTTCGTTCCCCAGTAGAAGCATCCGTTTTTGAAATAAAAGGCCGTCCGGATCCCCCAAACACGTTCTACCTCCTGAATCAGCTCCACAACATTCTTACGGGATATGGATACTACATCCCTTTTGGGGTATACCGTATCAGCCATGATGTAATTCGTTATTCCCGCCTTTCCAAGGCCATACCGGATGATATCCTGAGGCCTGCAGCCTATAAACGTCTCTGTCACATAGGTTCTCATCAAAAAGATTGTATCATCCAGTATTTTAAAGGGCCCCAGGGCCTTCCCGGATACGACATACCCGGTCAGCAGCGTGTCATAATCGCCATCATAGCCCAGTTCAATCTTTGCCGGTGCCATCTCCGAAAAGGCCAGAAGGCCTGCGTAGCCGGAACCATACTCTACTGTAGCCCAGCTGCAGCGTTCCTTGAGGGAGGAATAGCATTCGGTACTGATTCCATTTGTAAATGTGCGTGTCCCAATCTGCACCCGAAACTGAGGGGTTATCAGCTTGCGTACTGCCATATGGCCTCCTTATTTGTCCTGCGCCGGGCTCTCCGACGTCTTATCTTTAATCTTTGGTGCCTGGCCTCTTTGTGTATTCAAATACTCCTGATATTCTGTACTGATTCCTTCCGCCGTTGCTTGGGCGGTTGCCTCGTTCTTCCCGCCTCCGGCAGCTCCATTGTTCGCTGCTTGCGTTTGTATGACAGTCGGAAGGTATTCCCAAAATTCCATATTTGCCTCTCCTGAGCTGCTTTCAGACTTTTTCGAGCTGGTAATGCTCTTGAAATATACCGTTGTAAGTCCGTGAGCCGCTGCATGGCTGTTTACCAACGCAAGCGGCACGGCTGCCGTCTGGCCCGGCGGCTTGAACATGAATTGTAACGTTGCAACCATATCCTCAAATGATTCTCCCGCAGCCGGTTCCAGAAGCAGATCCACGTTAAGCTTCATCGGCTCGTATCCATTCGCCTGGTATCCAAGCGTAACATTGTTGTCGTCCGTAACCGCATCAATAACTGCCGAACCAGTAACCTCTACCTTTTTCACAAGTCCGGGTACCACAATTCCAGACACCTGCATAGAATAATCTTTTATGTATAGCATTGATACCTCCTACGCAGTCGTTACCGTCACATTACCATTGGTCTTTTCTTTGATCTCTTCCACCAGCTTGATCAGCAGCGGCAGCTCCTTAATTTTCTCCAGAGAAACATGCACTTCAAGGCGCTGGATGATCGTCCCACCACTTGTCTGAGACTCACTTTTAAAATAGTTACGGAAGGTCTGTCCACTCTGGTAAGAAGATGACCGGCCTGCATTACCTTCTCTCATAGCACTTACCATGGACGCAGATGCATCGTTATTCTCGTCACTCACAGACTGGAATGCCGCTCTGGCTGTTTCCGCTGGAAGAGTGGCTGTTTTCTCCATTCCTGTATTGATTGTTTCAAATACTCGTTTTCCAGACAATGTAAGCTGTGACAATGGACCTTCCTTTGCATCGGAAAAGGGGAGTAGTTCTCTTACTTTTGCAAGAGCCCCTTTTACCGCCTCAACCGGTTTGTTTACGGCTGCTTTAATCCCTTCCGTAAAGGTATCCATCACTTTAGCTCCGGACTCCTTAAACCAACTGACCGCGTTATTTACCACTGTCTTTATCTTGTTGATGCCGCCATCCCATAAGGCTTTAATACTATCCAATTTTCCGCCTGTCAGGGTATTGATAAAATCAAACCCGGCGGTGTAGTATCCCTTTATGCCTTCCATGGCAGCAGCTGCAATCCCGCGTATTCCTCCGCCGTTCTGCTCATAGACGTTTTTCATGTTATCGAGCTTTTGTTTTACCGTGCTAACTGCGGCTCCAGTAATATTGCTAAAGATGTTCTTTACTGCTCCCATTCCTGAGCTTGCAACATTCTTTACAGAGCTAATTGCGTTTGAAAAGGAACTCTTTATTGCAGCCCCCGTATTCTTGAACACATTCTTTATCATATCCAGTCCGGCCTTCACCTTCTCAACGCAGCCATTCCAGATATTTTGTACAAATGCGGATACTTGATCCCAGTTTTTCCACAACATAACCAGCGCGGCAACAAGGGCGATAATTCCAATCACGATCCACGTCACAGGATTGGCCAGCAACGCAGCCGTAAAGCTCCAGACGGATGAAATTAGGCCAGGTAATGCTGATAAAGCTGACTTGATTCCTTGGCGCACCATATTAATAAGCCCGGAACCCATAGCCTTAATCCCGTCAGATGCGTACATTCCATAAATTCTGACTGTTTCAAATCCGCTTTTCAGCGCGGGCAGAATCCCGATAGTCCGAGTAATTGCGCTCCCCAATACACCTATGATGGAGGTTATGCTTCCGGTTGCCGTCAAAAAGACTCCAAGGAACAGGATTGTATTCATAATCCCGGAGGCCAACCCCTGATTCTTTTGGATCCATTCCGATATTGTTCCCAGCATCTTGGTTCCGGATGAGATCCAGGAGTTGACCGTAGGCAGAAGGCCTGTCCCCAGTTCTTCTGTCACATTATGCAGCTGCTGCTTTAAAACAGTATATTTCTGCGATTCCGTAGAATTGATAGCAGTTGCCATCTCATAGGCTGCTGTTGTGCCTCCTCCCAGGGCATCGTACATATCCAATATGCCACTCTGAAGCTGGTCCGTTTTCCCGTATAGCAAGTCAATAACCGCCACTGCCTCATCCGATCCGAACGCCTCTTTAATGCTCTTTTTCTCCATTGCGTCGATGGTATCGCCATATTTACCATGGAGAATCCCCAGGATTTCCGGCAGGCTCCGGAGTTGGTTATTGGCATCTAAAAAGTTAAGGCCCAGCTTTTCACCTGCGCTGGTGGCCGTATTAAGCAATGCTTTATACTTTGTTGCCGCTTCGCTGCCGGACATGGTAGCCTGCAGCATACCTAAGATGGATAGTTGTTCTTCCAGCGGGACATTAGCTGATGTGGCCGTCCCGCCCAGGGCGGATATGCTGGCTGCCATCTGGGATCCGCTGGTCTTATAATCCTTTACAGCAGTAGCAATTCCTCCCGCAAACATCTGGCCGAACTCCAAGTCAGACAAATCCGAATAGTAGTCCTTATAGATTCCATAACCGGTTGCAAACAGGGACGTCATCTCTCCTGTAGTCGATTTTGTTGCCTTGGCAGTAAGCCCAGCCAGCTCCGTGAATTGTGCCACTCCCTCATCTGATAAGGAGGAGATTCCCGACTTAATATCATACGCAGCCGTGATAAAGTCAGCCTTCGTGGTTCCTGCCCATGTGTCTGAAAACTTCTTCGCAGCGGATTCGATTGCCTGAAGATCCGCAACCCCCAGGGATTTCAGCTCTGCCAGCGCGTCTTGTGTGTCAAATGTGGAACCCGCGACTTTTAACATTCCCGCAGTTATCCCTACTCCGGCCGCAGTCATCCCGCCGCCGGCCAGCGCTGCCAGGCCGAACCCACTTTGAAGCTTTGACAACTGTGATTCCACCGTTTGACCCGCTTTTCCCAATGGAGCGGTCATCTGGTCAACCATATTCAGGACAACCGATAATTTGTATACGGATTCCATTCCCATAAAATTCGCCTCCTTGTATCATGGGGCTGATCGTGTTATAATGGATGCATAGGAAGGAGGGAGCGATATGCTGAACATGATATTGATTGTATTTGCCGCTATTTTAATCATCAGCCTTGTGCTGTATCTGTTGATCATGGCGTCCACCATCATTGGCTATTTCCTGTTCTGCGGCCCCTATCTGTGGTGGGCAGCCGCTTACCTTCCAAAAGACAAGCGGAAGTTCTCCCTGATCCGCGACTACCGCAACGCGTTCCGATATTATAAATCGAAACTGACAGGTACTCCGCCGGCCTTTCTATGACCGGCGTTTTTATTCGCCCAAAAGCACTTGAAATGCCTCTAAAATGCCCTGCTTCAAATCTTCCCGCTTCATGTGCCGGGCATGGCGCGCCGTGGCCGCCAGCCGGATAAAATCATCTGCATACAGATCATCCACATTTTCGGGGATCAATCCAGACGGTAAGTACATGTAGATTAGCAGGCGGCAGGTCCCAATAAAATCACCATCCAGCGCTTCCTCTGTATCCTCTATAACTTTTTTACTGCGGTTGTCTTGGAAAGCCCCAGCATTGCCAGCAGCTTCTCACCGATGGACAGAGCGATTGCCGGGTATTCCTCAAAATCCACCTTTAACGCTTCCTTCTGCTCCGCACAGATGTTATCCTGGCAGAATGCACTGAGCGCCCTGCTGCTGGAAGCCGATACTGTTTTCAAATACCGGTCATAGGATGGGGTTTTCGGCTTATGGAAGAAATAGGTCTTATCCTCCTCGGTATCATCATCCACCTGCAGCGTTACCGTCACCTCATAGTATTTTTCTCCGGCGCTCTTCAGCTGTTCTCTTAATTCATTCGCGTCCATCTTATCCTCCTTAGAAACTTACTCCATTCAGTTTACCGCCCCGGCAGGCAAAGCCATCCAGAGACACCGTGCTTTCCTTGTCGCCCTGTTTGGCAGAAAAGCTGTGTTTATTCAAGATCACTTTGTTTAATACATCGGTAACAGTATCCTGATCCTCATTTGCATAGGATACCGTGATCTTTTCGAACGGCAGCCTGGAAAGCTTTTTGCCTTTCTTCTTGCACCAGGACAGCACCTTGTTGTAATCCTCACGGCCCATTACAAGCTTGACCGTATTTTTCTTGTTGCCGGTTCCATACCCGCAGGGTGATCCGCCCCTGCGGTAGATCAGCTCTGCTTCCTGCTCAAAATCATAGGATATTTCCGTAATTGCAATATCCTCCAGCCCCTGGACGTTAATCGTGATGTCCTCCCAGCTGTACACCTTACCGTTTACCATCTTACCCAATCCTCCTAATTTCTGTAGGGATTCTCCATTGACATATCGAAAATGAATTCCCGGACATATCCCCGCGGAACAAATGTCAGTTTCAGTCTCAGCTCCTCATCCTGAAGGATATTCACGCTTTCCAGATCGGCAATGGTTACGCTACCAGAAGATATTTCATTGGCGTCGGCCATATCCTCAATGGGTGTGTTTAATGCCTCAAGGATATTATTGATGTCTGTCTCCATGTCGTCTGAGGCGCTAATATCCATCTGAAGCATCGTGACGGACTTTTTATAAATCTCCCGGATCATCTTGTTTAACACCCTTACATGTTCTGCGTAACGGTAATCGCTTCCATCCCTGCACAGCACTTTCGCGTTGTTGACATAGCAGCCCGTAAGGCCATAGTATTTCCGGAAGGTCAGATATTTGGCGTCATCCAGATCACTGATGTGATCTTCAATCCCCTCAGGCATAAGCCGGGTCATCTTGGCCTCTGAAATGGAGAATGTATCCACCTGCCCAATCGACTGCTGGACACTTGCGATTCCATATAATCCGGCTACGATCCCCGCGTTGTTGATCAGCTGCTCCCGGCCATCCCATCGGGTGTACTGTGACCAGGCGCCGCACACCTGAACATAATAGCTGTCAATCCCCTTGGCCTCCGCCTTCAGAGCTGCCGCATACTCATCCAGCGACTCTTCCTTCGTTATGTAACGAGCTTCGCACAAGAACAGTACCGGGCGCTTATACAGGCTCAGGAACTGTCTAGCACATACGGCCAGCGCTGCCCAAAGCGCCCTTCCGGATACCCCTACAATATGGATGAATTCAAATTCCAAGTCGGAATGATACAGCCCCTCCACAGCTTTCAAAACAGCTTCATTACTGATCGTGGGGGCAGTGCTGGAAAACTGGTAGATATCGTTTTCTACAAATTCACCCTCGAATGTTACCTGGATTCCAGTACCGGCAATCTCTTTTTCGCCATTCAGTGGTATGGTTTCCTCATTTTCGTAGCTGTACCCACCATTGGCGGAACAGGCAAACGTGGCCGCATTCAGCGTTCCTGATCCCGTGATTCTGATCATGATGTCATAGGAATTATTGGGTTTTCCGGATACCGATACCGTGCCGGTTCCGCTGCCTGTGTGCTTCACTTCTCCGTTGGTACCGTCTGCCGTTGGCGTTACCGGAACACAATAGATCTTTCCGGATCCATTTTCAATACTGTCCAGGCAGGCATCTGCAAGAGGGCTGAGGCCCAGTTTCTCCTTGATCTGTGACGGTTTCATTGTATTCGTAATGAGTACGGGGGCCGTGGCAGTTATGGGGGCGGCTCCGATCTTTACATGTACACCGGTACCCATATCTTCTGAATTTCCCAGGCTTCCGTCCTCTACCTTAAACGTGACATCTCTTAAACTCACTTCCTGCCTCCTGTTCCGGCCATGGTTGCCTGGCAAAACTCAGACACAGCCGCAAGATATTCTTTTTCTGTGACCTGCTTTCCCGGCTTCCAGCCCCGATAGCACATTGTCCCTGCATACACTGCCGGGCTTGTAGCGTGCACGTTATACCAGTGCTCAATCGTTTCGTACAGCTCGGCCGCTGCCGACTCCTTATCTTTTTTTTCCATTGTTGTTTCCTCCGTTTCAATCCACCTGAATATCACCGATGGCCGCGGTATTCTTTCTTGTGTCCCTGTAGATCCCGCCATGGAATGTAATGGGGATCTGGCAGGCAATGTTAGCTTTCAGGATACTGTCTTCCTTTTCCACCCATTCCACCTGCCCGATCTCAATATCCACATAGTTGCCCTCTATGTGGATCCCATTCTCCAGCGCCTCCAGAAACGCAAGAAAGATTTCCTCGCATGTTTCCTCGGTATATTCCCCGATCACAACCTTAAAGCTGGTATCCACATCATAGGCCTTTGCTCTTACACACCGAACCCCATCTTGGTCTTTAAAGTTTCGTTTCGAGCCGTTTCGTGTAATCGTTTGGCCTTCCCGCAGTACCGCGCCCACATGGCTGTCCATTTTCATCTGGAGGGCTTTCCAGGTGGTGATGACCTCATTTTTAATCCCGGCCTTTTGCAGGCATTCCTTCAAATACTCCTTTTCCCGCCTCATCAGGCCCTCCTTACTGCGTATTCAACCTCTGATTTGATATCCTTCATATCCTCATCGGATATTCCCAGATAAGGCCTGGCCGGAATATTAATGGTTACCTTTTCGACACTTACCCAGCCGCCTTTATATTTAAATTTCAAGGTCTTGGCTTTTTTAGCCCGGATGGTCCGCCCCTCATCTCCAAACTGGTGCGTAGCCGCATAGATCGTGTTGGTTCCTACCGCGGCCCCCCTTGCGTCCGCGATGCTTTTGATCGAATTTTTCAGACGCGCCGTCTTTGTAAGGGTGATTCCCTGGCCGTCCATTGCTCGGATAGATGGTTCCCATAACCGCCCATCCGGCCCTCTGGTTGAACGGAACCGATCCATAGTTGAGCTTCGCAGGCCTTCGCTGATATTTTTCATCAATGCATACCGGTTTAGCTGCGATAAGGAAGCTATCTTTTTTCTAAGTTCCGCTAAGTCACCGTTTATGGTTACCGAAACCTGCATGTCAGTACCCCTTCATACTACCGCGTGAAAACAGACGAGGGCTCCCAGCGATTTTAAAGCCGGTGGCAGCCGCTTTTGCCGGATCCGTTCCTTCCTTCACAATATCCACCTCACCTTTTGCCACTTTGGTTAAGAATGCAATCGCGTTCTTGTAGCGCGTCAGATAATTACTTTCCCGTTCTCCCGTGTCAATGCCTGCACGGCTGATCAGGTTGTACACCGCAATGTCCTTGGAATACTTGCTGATCACTGCGGGAACCGGAGCCATAGGGACCGGGTACCGTTTCATCAGGTACCCGTCAATCTCAGCGTCAGCATCTGTTATAGCTTCATCCGCCAATGGCCGGATGGCTGCTTTTCGTTCTGCCGGATCCTCAATATAGGCGTTTCCGATGATCGGATTCAGGATATCATCCTTAAGCATGTCGATCACTTCATCCGTAACGCAGTATGCCATGGTGTATCCCTCCCCTTAGGCTTCCTCCCCGGTGGAACCATAAGCCATCTGCCAGAAACCATAGCCTACGTTATTCCGGCCATCGGCTCCATACAAAAATTTATCCTGCATGAATACATTGTCGTCCGTGTCAGCCGTCTTGCTCACAAATTTGATCTTCTTGCGCTCCTGATAGATGATAGGCTTGATCGCCCTCGTCGTGCACAGCAGATACCACTGATCCGGCTGCGCCGCCAGCTCCGGCTCCACCAAAAGCTTGGCGGTTCCTTTATAGACATTGCTGCTACCATTGATATACTCCGCCTCCAGGATCTGACGCCCCATTTCTTCATTTGCCGGGGACACAACCAATAAATTGGGCACTAACGCCAGGCTGTTGCCTTTATCACCGGTCATGCTCATGATAGCCGTCCGTCCTGCCTTATAGGTATCCATAGACAGCCGTTTGGTTCCCAGATTGGATACTTTTTTCTTCATTACCGGGTGATCCGCGGAAAAGAAGGGCTTCCCATCATAGCACAGTTTGACGAATCCACTCATCAGTGCACCATAGCACTGACTATTGGGATGCAAGGCTGCGCACTCGCCCATGTTCTGGAACATCGGATTATACACGCCGTATGTATCATCTTCAATGTCATCTCTGGGAACCGATATGGTCATCTCAAACTTCTTGTTTTTAATCACATAATCGTAGGCGCTTAAGTTCTGGATCTCTCTGTCCCCGATCCACTCCCGCATCTGCGGCATCTGGCCCAGCCAGTTATAAGACTGATCCCTGGTAGTGCTGGGTACCGTGGTTGCGATCTGCTGGTAAGTCACCGGCGTTTCCGCCAGCGCTTTGTTGAATATCACGCTGTATCCAATGGACATTGAGCGGATGTTGGCCTGATTGATAATCATAACTGTCTCCTCCTGTTATCTGAATTCGACGGTAACCCCGTCATCCTCTACTGCAATCACCCTTCCAGCCACGCTGCTGCCTTCGGCGCTCATGCTTACGGTTCTGGCATCTTCGATGTAGCATTCCTTTAAGATGTCAGTCTCCTTAACCATGTTGGCCGGGGTTGCGGAATTGTCGAACACAAACGCGCCTCGTCTCACCTTAACATGTAAGTCACCGTCCGCCCCTGCACGATTATCCGCCGGTTCCATTGCCACTCCGGCCACTGTAATCCCAGCCGCCGCATATGCAGCTCCCGCATAGCCGTCCGCGCCGATCGCAACCATTGTAGCCTCCGAAATGCTTTCCCCAGCACCCACCGGCAGCACAAGCGTTTTGTTGCCCAGTTTTTCATTGCCTGTTCTAATCATTCCATGCCTCCATATTTCTTAAGATCTTCTTCCGTTACGCCCTGATTTTTCAGGATCACCATATCCACATCCAATTTCTCCCGGGAATCCTTAGCCGTTGTGATCTTTCCCATTGGTACGACTACCGGAGCTTTTTCCGCAAAAAGCGCAAACCCCTTGGGATCCTTAAGAGCATATGCGCTGGCCCAGTCACTCTGCGCAGCGCTGATCTTCCCCTCCTTTAAAGCCATTTCTACCAGGTCATCGGCAATCCGCTGTGCCGCCTGTTTCTCCAACTGCTCCACGCGGGACTTCAGAATGCTGTCCCCGGCCTTAAAGGACATAATCTTAGCTGCAACATCCTCTGTCTTGGCACTTTCCGGCAGCCCCAGCAGATCCAGAACAGTTTTATTCGCCACCATTTCCGCCTCGTCCTTCCCAGGCTCATCTGTTTTTTCTTTGGTCTGTGGATCTTCAACTTTTTCAAGGATTTCCGTCAGCTTGTTCAAAATATCCTCTTCTGTTGCACCTTCCTCCAGTCCCAGAAGCTTAATCAGTTTCTCCAGTTCCATAACCTTGCTCTCCTTTTCTTCTTCATCCTCAACGACATCCAGATCGTCGGAATTTATAATTGCAAACATGCCGTCTATTGCCGGTGTGTTTGTAAGTGCCGCACTGTGAAGCAGGACTGCGCGCCGGTCCTTCTGTGTCACCAATACAACCGGGGAAAGGTACCGGTACTCCTTGTTTGCAATGTATTCCCGGCCCTTTGGGGTCCACTCCACCTTTGCCATCAGGGCATCCGGACCTGCGTACAGGTCTTTAATCCACCCTGAGGCCGGTGCCTGTACATCATTTAAGGTTTGATGCTCATAATCAATCACCAGATCCAACTTCCTGGCCTTAAACTGGCGGATCATATCGGCGATGCCCTGCTCATCAACTTCAAAATCTCCTTTTCGTGTGCTCACATGGCCCTTCGGCAGCAGCCGGATCACCTCCGGCACCTCGCCCACATCAATGCCGGACAGCACCCGTACTGTCAACTGGTTCTTTTTCATATGACTTGCCTTCCTGATTTCCGTTTTAACGCGTGATTGACGCGTTTTGACGCGTTAATTTTACATGCATGGGAATTTCCCCGTTTCAACGGCAAAATGGCTTATTTTGCCTTGTAGTGATCCTCAAAAATATTACGCAACGCTTTCGGATAGCCGCTCAAATCCGGTTTCCATTCTGCCTTTGCCGGATTCGTGCGAAACTTAGGATCTGGCAGCGCATCCACGATCTCTCCGGTTTCCAGATCAACCGCTTTGGGCATGTCATTTTCAACTTGCAGACCCATCCGTTTTACCTGCTCCTCGGTTCTGGATACTACGGTGCAGCGGCAGCCAAAACCGTTCGGCGGATACCACGTATCCCACACCTTGGAATCCGCCGGGAACACCCGGCCGTCCATAGCCATATGTGTTTCACGTACATGGCTGTCACCAGCGGTCTGATACTGCCAGTATTTCCGGCGCTCCAGTACATCCGGGTCCGTCATCTGCCGGTAGTGGCCTACACTGTAGGCTGTCTGCATATTTTGACGGAAGATCATATCGGCATGATAAGGTGTAAGGCCGTCATAGCCTTCTTCCTCCAGGAACCGGCTCATGTTCTCCCGAAACTCCCGGACAGTTGTTCCCTCCTTAACTGCATTTTGCAGTTCTTCCAGAAAGCGGTTCAGAACCTCCAGCCGTGAATATCCTGATACGGAAAACGCGAGCTGGCGGTACTGCTCCTCAAGCTCCTTGAATACCTCAAACGGGATCACCGCTTTCTTCTCAAGATAATCCAGCGCTTCCGCAAAGACTTCCTTCTTGCCTCCATCCAGAATTTCTTTTACAATCCGCTCGTCCATCACTGTGTCCGCCCTAACATATTTGAGACATACATGACCTTTTCTACCAGACGGTCAAATTCTTTTACGTTCATGGATTCGTACAGCTTCCGGAGCGCCTTTTCATCCTTTAAGCTGCTCTGAAGCGTCTCCAGATTGTCGCAATTCTCTACCAGCTCCAGAACCGGCTCAAACATCTGCCGGAAGAATTCCTTTGACTGGTTGAGGGCTGCCGTTTCAAGTGCATCCAGCTGCTGCTGGCTGCCCTGGCTTCCCGAATTTGCCTTAAGCTTCAGCTGCATGGTATCCGCCGGACTGGCTCCATCTACTCCTGGCGGCAGCACTGGCACCTTCCCAATGGTTTCTTCGCCTTCTTCCGGAGCCGGGATGTTAAATTTCTTATACAGCCATGGCTTTGGAATCTCCAGGCCGGTGGCGGCCAATGTGCTGATGATCTCGGATGTCTCCTTCAGATCGTCCGTGTCCGCCGAATTTAGGCTAAAATATGGGATATGCGCCCCAAATCCAAAGTTGAACTCCACCAGCGGCCGGATCAGATCCCGGCGCACCGTTTCCATAACCGCCTTGCAGTCTGCTTCCGTCAGATCCTGCCGTACATCATTGTGTGTCTTGGATTGTGCATAGGAGCCGCCGGAATCAGATGTCAGTGTCTGGCCTACAATGGCCTTGCTCATCTGTTCGTCGCAATAGCGGGCAAGCTTCTCATAGATATCCACACTGGATTGCTTATTGGACTCGATGAATTTGATGTCCGTTCCAGCCGGCACAATACCCGCCGCGTCTGTCCCCATCTTCACAATGGCATCCATTAAGGCTGCCTTATCCTTCTCGCTGGTAGTTGCGTCATAAGTACCCAATCGCAACGGCATCCCGTATACTTCACAGAAGCTGACCCAGTCCTTCACATCATAGTTTTTGAACAGATACATCCAGGCAACCACACGGAGAACCCCATATTTTGATGGATGGCCGGAGCGGGCTTTATACTTATGGATGATGAACTTATTTTCCGGAAGCGGGATCCCCTCCGGGTAGTCATCCGTCCGGATCATGAGCTCGTCGGTCATGCTGTCATAGTAAAACTTCTTCTGATGAACATATTCAATGTTGTCTATCACCACATGGCCGTCACGGTAGGCCCACTCGATTTCCTGGAAGCTGATTCCCTTCCCGATGGCGTCCAGAATATCCATGATGTTGTCGGAGAACCCGTCCAGCTCTTTCAGCTGTTCCTCCACGAATGCCGCAATCTGCTGGTCCGTCTGCTCCTGGGAGAATGGCTGCACCTCCCAGTCCAGGCCGGTGACCGCCAGCTTCCTGGTCTGCAGTTGAGAGAACAGGTGGGTGTCCTTGCTTTCCATCTCCTCAAACAGTTCCATTTGCCGGAATAGATCTCCGGAATCTGCCTCCTTAAAGATCCGGGCCAGCTTTTCCGGTGTCAGGCCGTCTGATGGGTAGCTGCTGTATTTGTCATTCACATCCCGAATGGCCACGGCTGCCATCACCGGTCGGTCGCTTTTTGCCATTTCAGGTAAGAATTTCTTCTTGTTTTTCTTCTTCATTAATATCATCAATATGCCCCTCCCTTAAATCTGAGGGCCCGTCTGAGTACGGATTTATACTCCGTCTTTTTCGTCATTCCCCTCACCATCACGGCCAGGGCAACCGCCATTTGCAGGCCATCCGGCGCATCATCGTTTTTGCCCATGGGGAACTCCTCCAACTGCTTCAGCAGCGTCTTGTGCTTCCGGTTGAATTTGATATAGCCATTCTTGATGTAGGGCTGTAAGGACTGGATCCGGAGCATCTTGTTCGCACTGGACTGGATTTCCTCAATGGGAATGTACTCCCCAAGCTCCGCTGACAGCTGCGCCATCACCTCTTTGAAGAAATACTGAAATTGTACCGTCTCTACTCCGAACCGGTAGAAGCCCTTGTGATAGTCACGCTTCAGACGCCTGGACATCTCAAACACGTCATTGATGATGACATCCGGCTTTCGCCGCTCCACGCTGGCCGCCTCCACATACATGTATCCCGTGTACTGATCCAGCGCCAGGTTAATGATAGAAGAAGTGTCTGCCTTTTTGTTTTTGCCCAAAGAGGGATCGTTGGATCCCACAAAGATATAGCGGCTTTCCTTAAAGTCCACCAGTTCCTCTTCATAATAGTCGAACCACTCCGGATTAAAGGCGGCATTGTCCGGGTCAATAGGGTTATTCTGCAACTCACTATTAAAGGCTGCTTCACCGTCTGACACACGGATGATCATTAGCTTATAATAGTCCATCTTCTCCGGCCACAAGACCAGGGTGCCTTTTAACATCTCTGCTTTATTGGCCTCATAGAATTCCCGGGCGTGCGCTTTGTGATCCTCGTCAAACAGGTTCGTATAGATCCCGGTCCATTTGTCCCACAGGTCATCGCGCTCCGCAAAGGATATGACAGCCTGATAGATCTTGGATTCATATTCCGGATTCTTCAGGACATTGCTGAGGAGTGAATCATAATGGAGCACGGTGCCGATATACATAATATCCGTATAGGTATCACCAGCCTTGGACACGGCCTTTTTGAACCAGGAATCCAGCTTGTGGCGCTGATCCGCAGTGTTGACGTTCTCATCATTCTCCACGTCATCCAGGACAATCAGATCCGGCCTCCATGCCTGGTGCCTGCGGCCTCGGATCTTCTTGCCAGATCCGATTGCCTCAATCTTTACATTCCCCGCCGTCAGGATGATATTGGATTTCCATACCTTTCCCTGCTGCTTGCCAAAGTCCTCATGGATGTCCTGATTCTCCTCCAGCTCCGTCTTGATATCGGTCAGAAACCCTTCCGCCTGATCGCTGGAGTCGGAGAGAATGATAATGTAATGCTTGTACTGGTATAGCGCTGCATGGAGAGAATCCTTGAATGTGAAGTTTGTGGACTTGGCGTGTCCACGCGGAGCTGCCACCACGCTTTTACTGCCATCCAACCGTGAGATCTCCGCCGCTTCCCGGTAAGGGTTGCGCCCCTTCAGCACTCCGTTGGTCCATATACCGTCAAGTTCCTCGTGGAACTTCGGAGAGCTGCGGACAAAATAATGCTTCAGATAAGCACGGCCAAAGTATCCTAAGTCAATAGCAGCCAGCCGCTTCCTAAGCCCTTTGAGGCCCGTTAAGGAATGGCCGTTTCTGTACAGATACAGCAGCTCCTGCCGTTCTTCCAGATGTTCCCGGTTGCGCAGTACATAGGATTCAAACAGTTCCCGCTGGTACTTCTCACGGTCCAGCTCCTCGCGTGTTTCTCCATCTTCATCCAGCAGTACCAGGTATTCGTCAATGTCAATCATTCAGCATCATTTCCTTTGCCTTCGTCAGAATGTCTCTCAGCTTCGCGGCAAGCTCCGGATCCGACTTAATGGTTTTCATGATCTCGCCCTCCATTTCCGCAAAGGCCAGATCCGCCTTGTCCTTCATATCCTGCTTTACCCGGTCCTTGTATATCTTTGTGCGGCTCAGGCTGGCAATCAGGCGGCCAACCTTATCCAGCGGCAGGACATCCCATTCCTCATCCGCTGTGGCGATGCGGTTGATCAGACCGTCCATCATCAGCATCATCCCAGCTTCCGTGTAATCGGCCTCGGGATTCTTTTTTACGACGTTGACCAGGGCCGCGGTCTTGGCCTGGGCCTCCATAAGTCGCTGCGCCGCCTTGTTGCTCCGCATCGCATATCTACCCACGGCGCTTTTGCTGATCTCAAATCCCTGATCCTTTAAATAGCCCGATACATCCCAATAAGTGTTACGGGTATCCGCGAGCATCACATCCACCCGTTCCTTTATTTCCGGCGGCAGCTCATCAATCTTTCTGGATACCCTTGTTTTTGTCCGCTGCTCGCCCATCAGACATCCACTCCCGGATCTTCAATGGTTCCCTCCGCCAGATCCACGCCCTCCTTGGTCAGCCGGATCACAGCGTCCTTGGCATAGGCGTTGTAGGCGGTTACCTTCAGGTTCGTAAACTCGATGTAGCCCGCATCCTTCAGATAATCCAGGTACTTGGTGATATCCGGTGAGATGATCAGCCCGGCGGCAATCATCGAGTTGGACAGCTGCCTGGTCAGCGCCGTATTGTTGTAGCCCTTTACCAGGGACCGTATAATATAGCCCCGGACTGCTTTGTTGTGCTGAATTTCAGCCATTTCTCTATCATCCATTTTCATCACCTCATTATTTTAGCAGCAGCTTATCCAGCTTGTTGTCCATGGTCCGCATCTTATCCTCCACACCGTTCATGCTCCGAAAAAAATCTTCCCGCAGTACAAAGGTAGTGGCAAAATCTCCCTTAATAGAGCTTAATTCCTTTTGGACATCCTTAATATCCTTCTCTTGTTTTTCTTCCAATTTGGTGATCCGCTCATCAAATTTGGCAATCGTGGCTTCCAGCCTCTGACCCAGCTTGTTCATAGCCTTTTCGAATTCACCAATCAGTTTTTTTACCAGGAATGAAATGACAGTCACCGCTACGGCCGCCACCATCCCGATTGTGATTGGATCATTCATGCGCTGCCTCCCGGCTTCTTATACCGTCCCCACAGCTCTGCCAGCTTCTCCCATCCGTACATAGCCAAAAACGCCACGTAAAAGGCCATCACAAAAGCAATCACTGGCCCATACCAGGCTACCTGTCGTTGCATATAGGACAGGCCGATCAGATAGGCAAGCTGGCAGATGACAATGGACAGGATGAGTACCTGAAGCGCCGTTGGAATTCGGCCCAAGAAGCCGATGTTTTTGGTCACTTCGGTGATTACACTTACGGTAAAGGCCAAAGCGGCAAGGGTTGCCAGGGCATAGGTTAAAAGCTGTGCATACTGGCTTGTTAATGTCTGTAAGATACTTTCCATCTCACGTTCCTCCTTCTGTTTTCGTTGATTTTGGGCAAAATATAAAGGACATGACGAATGTCATGTCCTTATGGTAATGGATCGGCCAGAATGTTTCTATCCCAAGCACTTGGGAAATATATTTTGGCGAACCTTCTATAATTCCTCGCTGTCATACAGGTCAAACATGCTGATCTGCTGCGGATCCAGGTCCCTGACAACCTGCATGATCTGATTGGTGGTGAGGTCATAATCCTTTGCCAGCTCCTTGGTGTTCCTGCCATTGTATTCCCTGCGGATCCTCCGGTTACGCGCCGGAGCCAGCAGTCGCTCCGCCTTGGGAAAATAGATTTTGTCGCCCATGGAATACAGGGACAGCTTCAGGACGTTTCCCAGGCCGATCATCTCCACCAGCGGTTTGTAGGCATCTGCGATATCTTCTATGGTTGTCTCAGCGGCCAGATCCTCCATTAAGTCCTTCTTCACGCCGCTTCACCTCCCTTATTCAGCCAGCCCGGGCCACTGCAGCGCACCATCCTGATCAGGTGTCAGTGTCACCGGCTCTGTGATCATCCGGCCCTCAGCGTCCATCACGTACCACTTACCGTCCACAGTGATCTGACCCACGCACATGGCCCCGTCACTGCCCAGGTAGTACCAGTGATCCTTATACCAGTACCAAGTACTGCTGACCATCCGGCCTGCGCCGTCAAACCAGTACCACTTGCCGTCCTCGGCCAAATACCAGGCATTACGAACATAGAAACCATCTGTACCCAGATAATACCGCCAACCATCCTCCTCCTGGTGCCAACCCGGACTATACACCGGCTGCACCGGCTCAGCGTCATCCTGTATATACCGGCGGACACACACTAAACCCTTTCGCCAGCCGCCTGGCGCCAAAGTGTTGTATCGGCTCCGGCAGTACGCTGCCAGCTCCTTACAGGATGGGCGTCCACTGCCGTGTCCGCACAGGATCGCTTTGTCGCCATCTACACTGTAGACCATCTCGACATGACCGATCTTTTGTGGCCTGCTGGCATCATTACCAGCAAACAGCAGCATATCACCTGACCGTAACGCTGTCACATCCGGTATGCCATCTTTGATTTTCACGTCCACCGTCTCCAGCCTGCCCGATGTGTACATGCCTGCTGTGTTAGTGATTCCCCAGCCTTCCCCGGCTTCGCTGTATGTATAGCAGATAGAAGAGGAGCAATCACTGTAGTAATTCCCGTCATTATACCGGCGGAAGCAATAGTCCCGCAGCGGCTGGCTGTACAGATTGCGCCCGATCAGTGTCCCGTATTTGGCGGTTACAGCCGCCCGTCTTTCCTGTGCCGTCATATCAGTTATCCTCCCGATTATATGAAATTTCCAACTTTAACTTCGATGTTACAATCAACGCCCGCTTGATTTCCTCCACGCTCCAGTCAATCCCCTCATCCGGAAGAAATGCCTGGATCAGCTCCGCATTTTTGATCTTGGAAATGTAGAACAGATCCATGTCCAGGTTCGGGGCGGCCGCCTCCGCCGCCTCCTCGGTCGTGTCATTTGACAGGTACCCCAATACGGTCAGCAGTGTCTTTTTGTCCAACTTGTAATCGCCTTTCAGGCGTCTCTTCAGAACCTCTTTCTGCCCCTTCGAAACCGGCACGCTCATCTGATCCAGATAGGCATCCAGCGTGTACTCATATGTATAATCATTCGTGGCAATCGCCTTCAACGCCTTCTCAAGCTTTTTGTCCAGTGTGAAGGTTGTCTTTGTGTTTTCTGACACTCTGTCTTGATACACGCTTTCGCCAATGGCGGCCTTTAATCGATCCCGGTTCAGTATGTCTATCTCCTGTGGCTCTGATACAGCCGCATAACTGCCATCCGTTCCGTACATCTTGCAGTAGCGGTTGTTCTGATCCTTTAGTACCGCCAGGCCCCGGCTCTGGATCTCTGCTTTGTACTTTTCCAGAGCGGTTTTCGCTTCCTCCGCCACCTTCATGGCCGTGACGGCCAGATCAATCAATTCCTTATTGCTCACTTTGTTCAACTCCATCATGCCAGTTCCTCCCGTTTCCGTTTTACATATTCGTCCACCACCTGATCCGCGCAAGCTCCGCAGACCCCTTTGCCGTTTTTCCTGAGAATCACGTCCTGGCCGCCGCAGAAGATGCAGCGGGTCTGGTAGGCCCGGATCACGAGCTCGTTCTTCTCATTCACATCCAGTTCAACAGCGTCCCTGGGCTCCATGCCCATCGAACGTCTCAGCTTTACGGGGATATTGATGCCCCCTTTGCTTGTAATGCGTTTATATTCCATACGATTTCCTCCTAAAAGATCTCAGTGTCTTTGATTATGTCCTCCACAGTATCCTCATCCAGACGGGCGGTAGAGGCCAGGAAAATATCCAGCATTGTGTCCTTAACATCGTCTACCGGCATTCCACGTTTCACCGCTTCCGTGACCACCATTCCGGCCAATACTCCCAGCATCATAGCCATGTCCGGAAGATCCACGTTGTGGCAGCTTACGCCGATCTTCTCATCCCGTTTGGTTATTACAATCTGGCTGTCCATCGGTTCCGCGCCCTCCTAAAACGATTTCTTTCCAATCAGCGTGTTGACGATATCTGCCATGGTGTCCTCGGCCTGTCTGAGTCTTACACCATTGTTACGGATAATGGTGTTATAGCCCTCACACATCTCCTCCAGCTTGCGGATTCTTGCGCGGAAGTCTTGTATCTGCTCATTTCCTTCCTGAATGATATTCCGGTAATCCTCATTCTGAGCTTTAACCTCTCCCGCGATAGCCTCATACCGGGCCCGTGCCTCATCCATCTTCTCCATCATCCGCTCCACATACAGCTTGTCCAGATCCTGACCGCATCCAAGCTCTACCTTGTACAAGGTAATCACATTCCGCGTCTCTGCATTGGTTAAGATAATCCACAGTCCACTCACATACACCTCACGCGGAATGTTATCCTTTGCTCTGGCCGTCTTGCCTTTATAAAACAGCCTCCCATGGCAGATCATCTTGTTGACCTCTTCCTGTATCCGGTCCTCATGTTCCGCCACATACGCAGTTACGTCAACTCTGGTGTCGCGCTCCTTACACCTTTCCGCATAACGCTCCTGAGCATGTGCGGATATCGTATAGGGGATATCACTCTGTTCTTTTTTCATCTCATAGCCTCCAATCCAACTGTCAGTTTTGATTAATTGAAAATGCGACATTTACATTCAGTTCCTTATCCCCAAACGTAAAAATCAAATCGACATTATCTGTATTATTTTCTGCACAATATTCCAACAAATCTGCAACATCATGCATAAACCCTTCTGAAAAATCTTTATCCATACACACCTCCGCAAAATGCTAATTTAAGCCATTTAACGCTGCCTCAATCTCTGTGATATAATTCTCGTGTTTTGCCTTAGAGTCCAACAGGAGCTTAATTAAAGCAGTTTGGGCGCGTTTGGTGACTACTATGTACTGCGCAATATCGCACTTAACCATCTGAGCCTCCGGGAATATCTGCTTCACATGTAGAAACAATGCGTCTGAATACTCCTCATTGGCCATCTGATACGGCTTTCCTTTGTGGTTGCGAATCTCTTTTAACGTATACTCCAGAAATGCTCTATCCACTATATACTCCTTTCTTAGCCCCGTCTGATCCGTCTCAATCAGCATAAGGCCGTTTAGTCTCGGTCTCCAGACTTTCTTCCGGGAGCCTCCGCTATGGTCCCCTGGTATGCCGGGTGGAGGAAGCCCGGCTGAAGCTGTGAAGGATTCTTTTTCATATCCTCCAGTTCCAGCAGCCTCCGCCGCCGCGAATCCGCTGAATACTGTTTACGCATCTTGTTATCTTTCATTTGCAACCGGCTCCTTTCCACCCTGGCGCTCCAGCATCGCCTTCATCGCCTCAATTAATCCCTGGCACTGGTAATAGGTCAGCCACTCTACCGCATCCACCTTGTACATTCGGTGAGAGAGTGCGCGTGTATTCCGCGCCTCCCATCCCAGCTTCTCCTCCAGCTCCGATATCTTACGCCGCTGCCTTGTGGTTTGCGGGTTTCCCCTCAAGTCTGGCAGCGTCCCGTTCTGGCGCTTGATATCGTCCTTCTGTTTCTGTAGCAGGCGGCAGACAAGTGCCAGCTCAGAACCATTCAACTCCCGGATACTGTCTTTCCCGGTTTCCCGACTGACCAACAGATGCAACTCCTCATCCGTCAGCCTCAGTTCCTTGGATTTCGCCAGGCCCCATAAGATCTTAACCGTATATCTATACCGTTTTCCCATAAGCCTCTCCTTCCTTAAGCAGCTGCCTAAAACCGGGAATATGTCTCTGCTGCATAAACTCTGGAAGCTGGATCTCCTCCACCTTTGCTTTAGGTGTAATCGGCTCAACCAGGTTTGTTGATCCGGACTTCATGGCAATGTCATAGGCTCCGATCTCGCCCAGCTTTGTCAATATGTACCCCATGATATCTGTTTCGCCCAGATGTACCTTATCTTCCGGGCACGTATAGGTAATAGTCATCATTTTCCGTTTCATAGCGTGCCTCCTTACAGCATCATCATGGCGGATGCCTCGCCGATAATCAATTCCTCATAGAACTGCATAGGACCGCTCACACCTGCAGCAATCTGATCAAACAGACGCTCCACATCTTCCTTTGTCCACGGTTCATACCCTTTTTCTGTCGTTGCTTCCCGTTCTGTTTGTCCTCTCATATCCATCCTCACAGCATCATCATGGCGGATGCCTCGCCAATAATCTTTTCCGTAATCACAGTCTGGTTCTTCTCCCGCATAATGCGGATGACATTGTTCATTGTCCGGTCAAACAGCCGGAAACAGCCGTTCTTACTGTTCCGGGCCCGCCCGATCAGCACCGCTGCCGCCTCGTCCTCTATGGCCCAGCCGTCCAGATACCGTTCGATCTCCGCTTTTGTCAGCCCCTGGAGACGATAGGCAAAATCCATCCGATTCGCAAATCGTTCATCATAGGCTGCCATGTGGGCTTCCAGTGACAACTCACCGGAGAGCACCATCCCCACCGCTGCTGAATCCATGATGGTCCGCAGCAATTCAATCTTCTTGATGGTATATTTGTTGATGAGCTTGTCCGCCTCGTCCACAATCATCAGATAGCCCTGATTGATATTAAAGAACTCGCTGATCTCCTCCAAACGCTCGTCATTTGTTCCGTAACGCTTGGGCAGCCCCAGCTGCTTTTCGATCCTCCGGATCAGATCGCGGCAGCTCATTGACTCATTGCACTCAATGTATACGACTTTGGGGAGCCGTGCGTATTGCTTGAGACTGTAGGTCTTACCATAACCAGAGCGGCCTACCACAATCGCGCTGCCTCGCTGCTGCTGGCACAGGTTGCAGATGCCTACAACATTGATATAGTCATTGCTTTCAAATACCTCCGGCTTCTGGCCGATCCGGGGAGGCTCTGTTACGCTTACCTGCTCCGGAGCCGCTTCCCCGCTGGTGGCCAGAGCCGCAAACTGTTTCTCAATCTGAATTCGGTACTTCTCGGCCTGTTGCGAATGCTCCCGGCAGAACTCGGCTGCCTTTTCTTCTGTCTCTTCCAACCACTGCTCCAGACGTGCTTCCAGCTTCGCCGGATCGCTGGGATATTTTCCGTTCAGGTACTGGCTCAGCATAGATCGGGAGCACTTCATCCCCTCCTTCTCAAACTGCCAGGCAAGCTCCGCCTTGTTCATGCAGATTATCCTCAGGCGCAGACATACTCTTTCAGCAAGACTCTTCATATATAAAAACCCTTCCTTTCCAAAATTAAGATATGTGTTTACAGTTATCCCATATTGCGCAGCCTCTCCAGCGCTTCCTGGCCCTGCCTGGCAATATACTCTGACTGGCGGGCCGCCTGTTTCACTTCCCGGTAGCTCCGTTCCTCTGGAAGCCGAACAACCTTTTGCGGCCTGCCCTTACCTTCCAGCATCATGTTGCCTACAATGGTATTGGCCTCCGCTGCGCCCGCAACGTTTTCATCCAACGGTTTTGTGAGCTCGTTCAACCGTTCACGAACGGCCTTAAACTGCTGCTTCTGAAGCTTGATATGCCTCTCCAGAGCTTCCTGCGGAACCCTGTGAGCAATCTTTAGCAACTCCTGACTCTCAGCTTCGCAGATCATATGGCCATCTGTGGCATCAAATACCAGAAGCTTTGTTACATCTTCCGGATCATACTTAATGTCTACATGTTTGTCCTGATAGTAAATCAGCTCAGGATGGTTGTAGACCTGCCCAAACTTCCGGATCCCCACGTTGTAGACACGGGCCCGTTCCGATTTCATAAGCTGAAGCAGTGCAAAGGACTTCGGCGGCAATGCTTTTTCGTATCGTTCACCCTTATCGAACAATTCCAGGGGTTTTCTGTATGTCTCCCCCTGATCCTTCAGACCCCGATGCTCCTTAACCGCATAGACGTTATGGAGGTAATGGTTCCACTTCTCATAAAATTCTTCTACGGTCAGCAGCTTTCCCTGATCCAGCAGCTTCTTAATATCTTTGTCGATCTTGGCACCGGTCCGGCTCCCGGTCAGTGTGCCGGTGTAGCTCTTAAACCACCGTGAGAACCCATCACACACGGTCTTAAAGAGCCGTTCCACCTCTGATTTACTCCAAGGCTCATATGGTTTGCTTCTGTGGTAATCCTCAATCCCGATTGTATGGTAGAATCCTTTCCGGACTTCCTCAAACCCAGGGTACCGTTCCTCCTGGCTCTTTTTAGGATACCGCTTCGTCCCCGTCAACTCCTCCGCAGTATAGTCCTTCCCGTTGTCAATATTAAGATATTTTGGCATTCCGCCGGGCGTACTGTATAGAACCTTGATCAAGGACTGTTTCAGGATCTGGGAATTTGCGTCCTTGCATATGATATCTCCCAGCACCATCCGGCTCCTGGCGTCGATCCACGCCACCAGCTTTGGCTTGATCGCCGTCACCTTGCCATTCGGCAGCTTATAAGATACCCAGCAGTCAAAGGTATGTTCATCCCCCAACAGCACTTCCATAACCTGTAAAGAGTGTGTATCACGCAGCGCCTTGACCATTCGCTTGTTTTTCCATTCTCGTTGGCCCTTAGACGCCAGGAAATATGCACTCTCTGTCTGCCCGTCGGACATCACATGGGATATGTACCGACACACGCTCTGGTAGGATGGGATCAGCCAGCCATTCGCAGCGCTGATCTCCAACAGCTTGTCATACAGCATCTGGCGGCTGCCCTCGTTTTGGGCAAATGCCGGATCAAACCAGATGTTATGAATCTTCTGCTTCACCTCTGGCGTAAAGGTGGGGAATGTATTGGAGTCCTTGGGTTTCCTGCACAGGCACAATACTTTGTAGTAATCGTAATTTGCTCCGGTATCCCGGAACATCTTCAGGGACCACCCGGCTGCCTCCAGATATTTGTCAATGTTGCGGTATAACGTGCGCTGGCTCATACCCAATTCCTCAGCCTTGCGAATGATATAATCCGTCTTGTCCGCGTCCGAATAGTTGATAATGTCCTGCAGGATCCGCGACAGCTCCACGGCTTTGTAGTAGGCTGCCTTGTAGTTCTCCTTGTACCAGTTCACATCTACATCCAGATACCAGGGCTCCTCCGGCTTTAAATTCTCCACAACCACGTCACCTCCTGTCACCTCTGTTATCTCATTCAATTTTTTATATTTTCGTTGGGCTGCTCTTGATAAGGATTCCACGGATACCAGCACGCGTTCCTTGCCACCGGTTTCAGTCTTTTCAGTCTTGACGTCAAACGCTTCAGGATTCCGCTTCATTTTATGAACCATCGTATTATATTTTATATTCTCCAACTCGGCAGCCTCGCTAAGCGTTATGTACATCTTCATAAACCGCCTCCTATGACGCATCCTCCAGCTTTAGTATCCGTCTGATTTCATCCATGTATTTAGCGCCTGGACGAATTCCATAAATAATTTTATATAGATACTGCTTATTAATTCCCAGCGCGGATGCAAGCTCTGTCTGCGTCATTTCCTGCCGGATCAACTCAATCTTCACTTTTTTTCCAAAAGCCGTAGGCTTCTGCTTGCTTACACCCTTCTTCACAGCTATCACTCCCTATATAATCTTCTTGTACGTTTCTTCCCTGTGCCGACCCGCTTCAATTCCATCCGGCTCACTACCTCCAGAAACTTGGTATCCTTTACCACCAACCAATTTTCTGGTTTCAGCCCATGAACGCGCATCTCCTTCTTTTGGCTCAGCGTTGGACGTTTTCCATTCTTCATTCATTACCTCTACTTTCCTATTGTGTTCCATTATGATATAATCCCTTTAGCCAATGATGAAAGGGGATTCCAAATGACCGAACACCACAAAAATAAATTTTTCAACAAAAGTAATCTTTTCTACTTGCTTTTCAGCACCTGCTTTACACTCCTTATCGGAAGAATTTTGGAACCACTATTCTCATACTTATTTTCCAAACTATTAGGTACTGGTGGTGCTCTAGTCAACTGGATATCAAATTTGACATACCGCCAAATATCTAATGGCCATTCCGAACAGACTGCCTCCGTCGTGCTTTCCTTTTTCGTTATTCTCTTTTTTATTGCAGTTGCTCAGCTGCGAACAGAACTTAAGACTGTTTATGAAAAATACGTGGCCTATTGGTATGCTCTGAACGCTAAATCTATATCTGCTGAAAAAACATATTCAGATTCTCCACAGGAAACACCTAAAGCGCAAAAGGAACCTATCCCTGACAGCCTCCAAAAGGCTAAGATATTTTACATAGTAGGGAATGCATATATCGTCTTTATTTTGTGCTATGTATTATTTTCATATGGACAAATTTCATATGTGAATAGCCGCATATCTATGTTGACCAGCAATATAGAAATTGTCTCTCCGTATATATCGGATTTAGAATATAAATATCTAAAGTCCAAGTTCCACTCTATGGAAAACAGAGATGATTACAACAATCTGATATCAGAGCTTACGGTTCTTGGTGAAAGCTATTCGCTCAAACTAAAAAAATAG